TTCTAGGTTGGATAATGCAAGTGTAGTAATTTCTCCAGCGAGTTCAGGTATGGGCATTGCTAACCCATCTATTTCATCTTGTGGTAACTCAAAAAGGTCCTGCAATTTTTTTGTCATAGACTATTTAGTCTGAACATGGTACCCATAATGTAATTATCTTTTGTTCTTTGGGTTGCCATTGTAAAACAAATCATCTTCAGTTATTACCCGGAAAGCATACCCCTGTGCTTTACAATACGCCATCGCCGCTGCCCATTTAGCGTGATTGATAGCTACCACTATTCTGTCTTTAGCACTGACCGCTTTGCTCTCAATAATGCTTTGTTTTTTGGGCTTGATCTCAACTACCTCTGCAATTTTTTTACCATACTTGTTTTCATACATTACAAAAAAATCAGGGATATAATTAGTCATCTTACCGGTGATTGGATGTTTGTATGGGACCGTCATTGCCTCGCTTGCCCAATATATTACATTTTTGTTTGTGTCACAAAACGTCATAAATGTTAGTTCCCATCCAGACCTATATCTAGGCGCGTGTTTGCCTACATATTTAGCAGGGTTTTTAGGAGTAAATATGCCTTGTGCATATTTTGGCATGTTATTGCACTATGTTTCTGGATACAGGTTGCACCGGTCTAGGTACAATTCCTGAGCCGTACAATGAGGTCTTGGATTTAAATCCATTTAGATAATACGCCATAATCTTATTCATCTGCAATTTATCTGCTGAGCCTTGTAACTGTTCTAACAAAGTTAAAACATCAATATTAGTCTCTTGTGCAATTCTGAATAAAAACGCAGTAAAGTTCTTGGCAATATTTTTAGTGTCACATACGCTACTGAAATACCCATAGACGATATCATACTGACTGGCACCGACTACTAAATCAACTGAATAGAATGAATCATAAATTCTAATCGTTTGTTCAAACAAGGATGCTCTGTTATCAATAATTTGTGCCATTACCTGTTACCTGTTGTAGTTCCTGCGTTGGTAGGACCTATCATCTTGGGAGATTGTGCTGCCCCAACTGTCGGAGATCCGGCTAATCCTGAAGGACCAGGTGATGTGCCTGGTCCGCCTGGAATATCAAACAACGTATTTCTATTTACATTAGGTGTATTCGTCAGAGAATTTTGTAATCCAGTTAATACTTCTTGTTTCGCAACTTGTTTTAAATTCAAATTCTTAAATGTATTATACGTAGTACCTGCTTTTTGTATAGCACCTAGGATGTTGCCATTTGCTAGATCCGTCATCGCACCACCCGCTGCATCAACTAATCCACCTTGACCTAGAATAGTACCATTAGAGCCTGGTTTTGCGATAGGGCTTAAACGCCTATCATAACTATCATTCATTCCAAATCCAGTGACTATGTTGCTAGGAGTTCTTCCATCCATATTACCTGAGTCATATACTACAGTTTCATAATCTATGTCCATGGTATGCTCCATAGTGCCGCTGCCTTCAGCGTAGCTATAGGTATCATGGTTAAATCGTGTAATGATGGGATTGATTAAAGTGTATGCTGAAAATTTATGCTGGTTAAATCCAAACACTGTTATATTTTTAAAAAACGGAACTTTAATAGTATTTGGTCCTGAAGGCAGCTTTGTCTCACCTATATACCCCCAATCATTATTACTAGTAAAATCAGGAGCATACGGAGTTCTGGAATTATAATCAACCACTGTACCTTTAGCAGAAGCAGCACCACCGGGCGCTGGGCCTGCTGCTCCCCGAGCACCTGTAAAACTCACACTAGGTTTGGTACCATCTGCGTAGTAGTAACCGTAATATGCTCTCCACAAATCTCTAATTAGGTTGTTATTATCATCGTGGAATGATATGCTGATTGGTTCATATTTAATCTTGGTCTGAACTATTCTTTTACGATTGTACTGATTTAACTCATGGGTAGCAAACGAAAAAGAAGGAAGCTTTACTGTTTTAACCAGTAACCCGAAATTAGCACCAGTACCTACATTTTGATTATAGGCTTGGGTGTTGATGTCAAAGAAAGTATGGAATAAAAACTTTAATTTAGGAGAATAGGCGTAACCGTTAGTCCTAAATGTTTTTGCTGCGTGCGTGTAATCCCGTAGGTATTCGCTGCCGAAGAATGCTCCGGCAGCGTCCGTAAGAAGATTTTGTATAAATCCCGCCATATGACGTTAGATATATTAAGTTGCTGCGCCAATACCTGTTGTCGATGCTCCGCTTAGAATACGACCAATAGAAGCACCTACACCAGCAGTTAATGGCGATTGAACTGCATTATCATAACGAATTGTCATTGCAATAGTAACTACCTCATTAGTAGCATAGTTCAATGCATTGTAATTAGCTACTTGTAAGAAACAACCGTATAATTCCCAAGTTTCAAGAACTGCCGGTGCTGATGCTCCGTTGCCACCGTCTAATATTTCAACGTTAACTTGAAACTTATAGTCTTGCCCGGTTGCAGCACTAGCTTGTTCTACAAAGTCCAATTGCTTTTGCAATTGTTGACCGACTGCTCTAGACACGCTTCCAGTAGCATCATCTCTGACGTTTACTGTGAACGGTGCCCAAGAATGCTTGCCCGCCAAGTATAGAGTAGAGTTGTATACTGGTATTGTGATTTCGGTGAAAGTTAAGTTAGGACGTGAGCAATCAATAACTTGCTTAGTTAATTGCAATCCATTAACTGCATCAACACCGAAATTCAAAAAGTTAACTCTGAATCTATATTGTAGTTTAGGCATCAACATGCCTTGATTGCCACCAGCATTATCGCTGGCTACAGTCATATTAAACAAACTTTGGCTAGCTGTCGCCATAAATTATTCTCCTTGTGGCACTTTGGCCGTTAAAATTTTCTGAGAGCAAAAATCAACACGCCACCTTGACATATTATTTATCACTCGCAAGTTGCCACATTGTGGACATATTTTCATATTAATACTATTTATCTTTAATGGGTGCCCCTTCCGAGGCACCCATTTTACTTACGCACCTGACAGTTCACCGGTGTTCAATATACGAACTGGGATGTAGATAAATTCAGCTGCCTTAACCGGCTCCACCGCAACGTCGATCCAAAGTTCATTTCTATCGATTCTAGCAGGAGTATTGTTTGACTCATCACACACCACTAGATAATCGTAAATGCCGCGTTTTGCAACCAAGTCAATCATTAACGATTCCATTACGCCTGCAATCTGTTTACGTGTTAATGCATCGTTAGGTTCAAACACAAACGGTCTTGCTGCTAGTGCTAGTTGACGACGCATATAAGCAATAAGTCTTGCAACGTTGGTTCTATCCAATGCGCTAGTCGAATTGAAGCTTGTTTTATTACCATAATTCAACAAGCCATTACCAGTGAAGAACACTAGTGGGTTGATGAAGTTAATGTATAGAACATCACGGATACCGATACGTGTTTTGATAGTCACAAATTCACCAGTGACTCTATTAATATAGCCAATGTTTGCTGCATTATCAATGATACCGCGGCGTGTTCCTGCTGCTGCTAACCAAGGATAAGAAATGGTGTCATTTCTTAAGAATGTGCGCAACATCATATGCGATGGGGGAACAGCAACTAAATTACCTGACAAGTCTGATGTGATACCACTTGGATAGAATAGACCCATGTATGTATTTCTAGAAACACAGCCTTCTTCACCAGTAGATGTAGCACCAACTGCATTAGTTGCCCACGCTTGAATGTCGGTTGCACTATCAGCTAAGCCCATTGGGGTATCGCCTAAGATATATCCTGTTTCGCCGCGATCCGAATTCAATACAATCATGTTAGGTTGCATTTCTGGATAGTTAGGGCTAGCAATCAAGTTAAAGAAGTTATCTTCATCCCGAATATCAGTGTTAGTGTCAATCACTGAACGCAATGACTGAACTACCATTGCTCGCTGTGCCTTACGACCCATATAAGGTGCGCCATTCGACTGCAATCCGCTAACAGACAACCAAGTGCTGGTTTCAGTTGGCAATGCCTGTCCTGGGAAGTTAGTGGTATTAAAGTAGTTTGACTTAAACTGTTTAACATTGTAACCAGAACGACGGGTGTTGAATAACAGCATACCTGTAGGATATAGAGAATACGATGGAGCATCGATATCTAGATAATCACTAGTTAGCAAGCTAACTATGGTTGGTATCGGGTCATTTGTAGGACTAGTTGTGTCGTTAGTCGCCCAACGAGCATCTGCAAATACAACACCATTTGGATTAGTTTGATCGGTATTGTCAATCAAAACCCATTTATCTTCACCATCAACTGACTGCCAACGAGAAATTATCGGATAATTTTCTAGATCGGCAGTGCTTATCCAAAGATCACCGTATACAAGGGCTGAACTGTCGCTTTGGGTAACAGGTTCAGATGCGCTTATGATTGGGCCTGCAGGATCAGTAGCATTACTACCAGTTGGTGTCGGGAAGCCGTTGCTATCATAATTTTGATTTTTGTATCCGGCCCATGCACCATCATAGTTGACCATAATATCAACTTGATCTACTACACTGTAGAACCAATTTGCGTTATTTGCAGGATCAGCTACTGGCTCACCTTCATTTGAAGTGTATGTGAACTCTCTCCAATTACTCATCTGAACTGAGAAAGTTTGCACGGAAACAATGGCCGATGTTACTCCCTGTGTTAGACTAACTACTGCACCGCCTACACCTACTTCTGCAATAATTACAACTACGTTGTTGCTCGGGGTCGTGCCACCGTATGAAGCTCCGGGGAAGGTAACTGTATCGCCGACAGCATATCCAGTGCCATCATTGTCAAATGTAGTCGGATCAACCTGATAATAGCCGTATTCCATAGTGACATTAATGTCCAATCCTGAACCTACTCCCGTAGTAGCCGATTGAACCACTCCATTAAATACGATTGCTGAAGAAGGGCCATACTTACAGCCGTCTGTAGTGCCAACAATAAATCCTGCTGTGGATAGCATTCCATTAGTAACACCTGTTGCGCTGATGTCATTAATAATAATCACCCCACCTTCAGTGTGTGTTAATTGAATTGCACCGTCAGTAGTCACTGCAGCGGTAGTGAAGGGGATTGCAGCGGCAGACCATGCAGTCACAAACCCAGTAGCCGTAGCGTTGTCAGGTATAGTTAGAGGATATGCAGCAGATAGTGTTGAGCTACCCGGCGACGAGACAGTCACTGTTGATTGGTATGCGCCAGCCGAAAACACCGGATTAGCAACTGTGCCTGTAACTACGGTAGGACCAGTAGCAATTCTCTCCCACAGATAGACCGGAGATGGATTAAATTCACCATTAAAGGCATATTGTGCATACACACTACCTGCGGGAATAGCGCCACCGCCGGTCGAGTCAACCATTGAATCAACGGCCCAATCTGAGGGGGCCACTACCACTGTCTTGGGCGTCCAAGCAGCAATTGTTGCATTAAATTCTGAAACAGCTGGTGCTAGACCATTGCCGGATGCGCCAGTCTTAATCCATACCGAACCAGTTGGACGAGGATTTGCTTGACTTGCGCTCCATAATGGTTGCTCGGCTGAGGTACCATATTGCAATTTTGGTTGGTAGTAATCACCGACAAGAATTCCCATGTCATCAAGCACAGTGCCGGTATCGGCTGCGATATTGACAAACTGACTAGAGTCGTCATACCCTTCTATCTGCGTACCAAAGATACACAATTTACCATCTCGTACTGAAGCAGTCAGATATTTCCAGTCTAGCAAGTTGATCTCATTTGATACTGACCCCACACTACCATTTCCGCCGCCATCGTCTGGAACGGTAATTGTTACCGGAACTTCATTGTTGAGAGAAATAATGAATGTATCTCCTGCGTTCAACGTGGGCAAAGACTCAGTGCCCTGTACGGTCGGCCAATCTGCTTTCCATGCGGCGACACCAACCGCAATCCATGCGTTTGCAGTTGTTTTGTAGAAATATGTTCTTGATGAGGATGCTGTGGGAGCAGCAGTTATTTCTAATGCATTTACTGCATAGTCACCTATGTTACCAATGCTTGCTATTGGAAACCCAGCCGATAATTGTGCAGTATCCGTAATCACGATTGGAACTTGTCTAACAAACTGGCCCGTAGTAGCATTAAATTGATAAATGCCCCACTCAGTGTTGGTAGTGTCTAACCAATATGTACCGGTAGCTGGGTTGCCTGTTGGACGACCTGCCTGACCGACAAGACTTGCTAAATCAATGTCTGCACGAAGAACATAACAACGGTTAGTAACGCCAAGAACTGAATAAGCTGCCAAGAGCCCATATTCATTAAGCTCATATCCTTGGATAGGTGTTCCGTTAGTAGTAGTGTAGAAAAACGGATTGCCATATAAACTGACAAGATCACGTTGACTAGTAACTTGGAATAGTTTGCCCGCATTAGCTGCCGTTGTAGCCGGGGCTACTCCGGTACCAGTCGGGTCAGCTTTGTTTTGTGCTGTCGCCAACACAATAAGTGGGACAGAATTAGTTGGGGCTGGAAGATACTGACTCTGATCGATAATAGTAACTTCTACGCCTGGGCTGGTAAGACTCATTTGGATTCTCCTAATAATTTATATAAATTTCTTTTAGAAATTTTTAATGCTTCTATGCATTCTTTTTGAGTAGCATAAGTAACATTGTTGATTGTTACTTGTTTAGCTCTTGGGTTTTTACTGCCTGAACGATCAGGAAGATTAGACTTCATTTGAGTAAGTGAAGATTCTTTGTGCGTTTTACCATAAAAACCATTGGATTTCCCCGGATGTCCACACTTTAATCGTCTTTCATCTTCACTCATTGATTTCCAAGTTGCAGTGATAGTTGTTTTTATCTTACCTTTTTGTTGAGCAGTTAGGGTATGTTTCTTTTTATTCCATACTGCTTTTAAAGCATTCTTATGTTCAGTAGTTTTTGGCACCCCAGATAAAATTTCTGAAATTTTATGACCAATCCTCCTATTAACATTGTCACCTAAATTCCCACCACATCCACCTAGAGCTATATTATAGCAGTGCGGATCCAAAAGTAAATTCTCATCAACTAATTGTTTTTCCACACTAGAAGCTTCTTCTGAAGATTCACACCAATGAAGAATTTCTCTTTTGAAATTTTCTTTCCCATATTTTGTAATTGCCGAAGATATTAACAATCCGCTACCTAAATAGCCGTCGTCTATCACATCGGTTGAATGCTTCCCTATGTAGAATTTATCGTTGATCGTGTTTACTGTTTTGTAAACAAGATGATATCTTTTCATATTTTATCCTTTAGTAAGATTATGAGGGTTACGACCCTAAAATGCATAATAGTATTTAGCATTTACTATGAAAAAAGATGCCGTATCGGGAAGAAAAGCACCAATTTGGTGCCTTCGAAGGTTGGAATAAAATAAATACATCTATGAGACCCATATGTAATTATTGTAACAAGAACGTTTGTGCGATAAACTACATCCGTATAGGGCTCACTCACTATCGTAGTAGATGTGATGAATGTGGTAGGAAGAGGAATAACCTAAAACCTCGGGTCGCAAACTGGACCAAGAGTGGCTATAAGAAAAAAGCCACGTGTGACATATGTGGCTTTAGGAGTTTATTCCCAACACAAACTACCGTCTACCATATTGATGGCAACTTAGAAAACATTGCTCTTACAAATCTAAGAACAGTTTGCCTGTGTTGTGTCGAGGTGGTGAAACGAAAGGAAGTTACTTGGAAACGAGGGGATTTACAAGTTGACTAGTGACTGTATCTGAGAATGTAGCTGGTCCATGGTACCATTATTATCAATATAATGGTCATACTCTAGCCCCACACTACTGTATTCACTGGCGTGGACCCCAATGCTATCCAAGACAGATTTAGCCCGCATCCATTCTTCGCTATTTGTGGGGGCAGTATTGTACTTAACCGCACTAGTATGCCAGCCAGGTCTATCACCTCTTTCGACCCTAAGTGTGATGCCGCCTACCTTTTTAATAACATTTATTTCATTTGCAAATCTGCAATCAGTGATTACAATGTTATCGGATGTTTGACGGATCTTATTCTCTACACTTGCTACCCAAATATCAGGGTGAAATCCATCACGACATACTTCTGTGCCCCAATATTGTAGAACCCAACGAGGGGTAATGTCTATCCCCAATCGTTCACTCCACCAAATATCTTTTTGTTCTCGCCACGCTCTACTTGCTTTTGTGGAACCTTCTAAGTATTCTCTATTCCAGCCAAATACTGCGGCTACTGCATCTTTGAGTGATGCCGCAAAACTTACTCGCTTAAATCCGTGATACATAGTCAGATAGTCAGCAATGGTGTCCTTGCCCGATCCTATCAACCCAGTTACACCCACAATGGTCATAAAAAAACTCCTATCGTATATTATACTATAGGAGTTTGTAAAAGTAAAGAGTTTTAGGTTAACCTTGGATCCATGTCAGGGGCTGTGAAAAATCCACATATCGTTTTAGTTCGTCAATAAGTTGTTCCTGCAAAGCCTTAGATTCAGCTTTCATAGCAGCACCATTCAATGATGTACCACCAGATGGTCCGGCTATTGTCGCGAATTTTTCGCGAGCTTCACCGATGATGCCTTTAAGAACAGCAAATATATAATCACCAATCCAAACGCCGGCACCAGGATCTTGCAACAATACTTCTTCGGTGCGTTGAACATCTGCCCAAATTAAAATTCTCTCGCCAGTCCCCTTAAAGTCTCTAACAACTCTAAGCACTTTGGTGACAGGATCAAAGGTGTAATTTACATAACCACCGAACATTCTTGCAGCTAGTTCTACATAACCTGCGTAAAAGTCATATGTTGCCATACCGCCGGTGCCGTTATAATTCAAAAGATATGTGTTAAGAATAGCACTAGAGAATGGGTCAAATGATGAGGATGATGGTCCGGTTTCAAGACCTACCGTTCGTCTAAATAAACTTCTTACGTTGATGAATTCAGAAGGTAGTGTGTAAGTATCCACATTTTTCAAAACAGTCATCAGTGTATAAGATTCAGCCGTTGAATTTTGTGCCCGCTGACGATATACCTTAATAGTATAGTTGTATGCTGCTTGATAATGTTGCGGGTCTAACTCTAAATCAATAATACCATCACCTAGCCTATACCTCAGGTTAGTGAATAAAGATTCCTTTAATTGATCTAGGGTTAGACCATTGGGAGTATTAAGTATGTTTGCAGTCATATTGGGTTACCTGATAGTATTGTATTTATCAGGTGTACGTATACGGCCGTTGTTCTTTCTATTATTCTTAGGAATAAGGCAAGTAGATATAAATCCACTTGCCAAAAATATCGGATATTCTTGAGGCTCTTTCGAGGGCAACGATGAATTTAGTTATTAAAGTGGAGGATTGACTATATCTCACTAACCCGAATTATTCGGGAAACTACCATATTCGCTGTTATGCAGGGTAATTATTCATCAGGTATACCCTACCAGCCCGCGCCCTCTATTGCTATTACTATGACGCGGCATTCTTTTCAGTGTCTTTCGACATCACAACCATTAAGATATAGGAAACACTACTGCACAGAGGGCAGGTATTTAGGCATCCCGTGAGGGGTAGTCCTATAAATAGGGAGTTGACTTTCTCCTATCTCTACCGTCACAACATGGATTGAGGACGGATTATCGACGCTTTCGAGGTAGCGCACACCTTTTAGTCAATGGGAAAGGGCAGAATTAACAGCCCAATCAAGTGTCAGATATCGCCTTCTTTACGATTTTCTGACCAGAATGAGTCAAAGTTACCTCCCGGATACCGAGATTCTAGTTTCTTAATGTTTTCAAGAATAACGTCATCGGGATCCAAGTCGAGTGCCCTACAAGCGTTGATCCAATACCAAAAGATATCACCCAATTCTCGCTTAGCGTGAAAAACATTTTCTTCGTTCAGTGGCTTACCCTGAAAGATAACCTTCTTCCAAATTTCAATAAATTCACCTGACTCTGCTGCTAACCCTAAACACGCAGTGAGTAATAGAGGAACGTTGACTGATGGGGTAATAGATTCACTGAGTTGATCACATTGGTTGATAAAAGTTGTGTGATCATTGCTCGGCTGACTGGTTACAGCCGCAACAAAGTCTTTATATTTGTTTAGATCGATGCTCATTAAAACGCCTTTAGTATGATAATTGATTCGTTAAATCGACCAGTAGGGGCAGTTGCCACCGCTTTGATCTCATCAAAAAACTTTCGTGCTGCGGGCTTTCCACCCATAACACCTTTAATCTGCTCCCCGGGTTTACGGAGAGTCTTAATTTCACTTTTTACCACATCAAATCCCAACAAGGTGTTTCCCTTCACAGTGAAGGTCTTACTGTAATCGTCGGCAATGTAATGGATCAACTTACGTTTAGCTGTATCAAACAACCAAGCTTCTGAAGCACCGTGTAGCTTGACTGGGCTGATGCTCACTAGATCCAATTTCATCGCTACATCCTTGAACACCTTCAGGTACTTCAGCTTGCTTACTGTCTTTTCAACAGGAACAGCCTTCACTTTACGAGGTGCTCGGGCCACCTTCTTCACTGTAATGTAGCTTGACAGATCAGTCAACACCAACTCAGTAAACTTTAGGATATTCTTTAGTTGAGTCTTAGAGAATCTCGCATAGCCCTGAATCAATTGAGCATCTGTGCCGTCTAGTACAGTTTGAAACTCATCCTGTTTTTTCTTCCACACCTCAGTGAGAATGCTAATGTGCTGTGGCATCACGTTTTTTTTCGCTACTTCATCAATAGGACGAAGGTTGTGTTTTGTGGGTGCTCCAAGTTGGATGAATTCATCAAACAGGCCCTCAATCTCACCCGCTGCTTCTCGGGCACGTTCCCTCATAATTTCCTGAACGTTAGGACGGTTCGCATCAACAACTTCTTTCTTTGCCCCACCAGTATTACTAGATTCTTTTATTTCGGGCGCACTTACGGTCCTGAGCAACCTAGAAATCTCATTTTGCAATGTGTATTCTTCGTGTTCATTCAAATCTAGTCCCCTGAGATTCATCCTAGCCAACCAACATAGGGTTAGACTTAGCTCACTCTCATCTACTTTACCCATTGTTTTTGCATCAGCAGTCCGATTGCGTAAGTCTAGATACTGAACCAATAGGTCTTTTGCTTGTTTTTTACCATAGAACCGATGATACCAAGAAAAGCTTTTAGCCAAAGTAGAGCCGCGTTCAGCGGGTTGTATCGCAAACATTGGTTCATCGCCCATATACTGAGTATCAGGATCGCGAGGATTCAACGTTTTGACTAGGGAAAAGTCAGTTGCTGACTTCTTTGCTGCTTTTTTGATCATAGATGCTCCGAAATTCAAGTTGTAATAGCATTATATATGATTCTCCATTTATTGTCAAGCCTATTCCGATAAATACATTATGCTTCATACACCCCAAATAGCTTAAGGAGGACGCCGTGCCCCGCCTATCACTTTACCGCCCAAATAAACAAAATGACTATCGATTTATGGACAGAACCATATCGGAAATGTTTACCGTTGGCGGCACAGATTTATACATTCATAAATATCTAGGGCCAACAGATCAGGGTCCATCCGCAGATTATACTCAACCACAGTATGACGCCTTGAACCCAAACAATATTCAAGATTTGCTATTTTTAGAAAACAGAGATCGAACATATGCTCCCGATATTTATCGGTTGCGTGGGCATTACAATGTCCAGAATTTAGATTTTGACTTAAGTCAATTTGGTTTATTTTTGAACAATGATATTATTTTCATCACTATCCACTACAATGATATGATTAACATTGTTGGGCGTAAGTTAATGGTAGGTGATGTGTTAGAGTTACCTCATTTACTAGATTACAATCCATTAAAAGAAACAATTCCGGTAGCATTGAAACGCTTCTATCAAATCACTGATACAAACTACGCAAGCGAGGGATTTTCTCAAACTTGGTATCCACATATATGGCGAATTAAATGTGAACCATTAGTCGATAGCCAAGAGTTCTCACAAATATTGGAAGCCCCTATTAATCTAGATAACTATCTTGGATTATGGGAAGCTGGTAAAACATACCCTGCAGGGTATGTAATTACATATGGTGATAAGAATTATCTTGCATTACAAGATGTACCAATTGGAGCTGATCCTCCGGATCCCGATTATTGGCAACTAGATACGGCTGATAATTTGAAAGATATTCTCGCCACCTACAATCAAAACATTAGTATTAATGATGCTGCGTTATTAGAAGCTCAACGCATTGTACCTAAAGCAGGCTATGACCGCAGCAAGCTTTATATCGTACCAACTTACGGCGAGGATTCAGGAAAACTAGATCAGCCAGCGCCACCTATCGATGTCATTACTAGTTATTCAACCGCTAGTGGTTCTGTCGTAGGCAGTGTTGTGATAGTGAATAATCCAAACTTTAAGAATCCTAGTCCCGTTATTCAAATCAAGCAAGAAGCGTTGACTAGTATCAAGGATAATACAATTGCGCCGGCTGACGTATTACGCAAGTTTATAACAACCAGCTTGCAATTAGTAAAGTTAGCTCCTGAACGAATGGGCTCAGGTTCCGGGCCAGTTACTGGTGAGACTGTCATAGCTTTAACTTCTCTCGGAACCATTACAGGACCTTACGGTACGGCTGACAACACCTATGCAACTGCTGATCAAAACCCCGAACTACCCGGATTTACAGGAACTATTACTTCGGTCATGGACTATCGGGCTGATTGCGATCCAAGATTTCAATATATTGCTAGATCAAGCCCAAGATCATTTGGATATACTACTGGTTATCTAGATGGCACCGATCAAGCACCAAACGGATTCCCAACAGGAGCTGGTATTGCATTCCCTGCAAATCCAGTAGTAGGGGATTATTTTTTACGCATTGATTATTTCCCTCAACTGTTATATCGTTGGGATGGTAATGTATGGGTTAGAATTTCTAGTAATGTTCGCACTGAGACAGGATTCACTGCTAGTAACACCTCGCAACTATCTGGATTTATTAATAATAGCAACGTTACTGTTATGACAAATGGCACAACAGTACCACAAAGTCAGCCTCTATCAGCTATTCTAAAGTTAGCTCCGGACAATTTGCCACCAATACCCTGATATCATAAATACATATAACATTAAAGGTAACTAAATTGGCACAATTCTTCTATGATAGCCAGGTCCGTAGGTTTCTGATACAATTCGCTAAAATTTTCAGTTCATGGTCTGTAACTAAAGGTAAGGACCCGGCGGGTAACAACATTTTAGTTAGAGTGCCTATTATGTACGGTGATAGTAGTAGACAAGCATCTACTATTATCGCAAAAAATAGTGCCAGTAATTTACCTAGTGCACCTCTAATTTCATACTACATTACAGGATTGGAATATGATCAACGTAGAACACAAGACCCAACTTTTGTCGATAGAATAAATGTACGCCAACGCGCTTACAATTCAGAGACTCAATCGTATGAACAAATTCAAGGACAAGCATTTACAATTGAACGGTTAATGCCTGTACCATGGACACTGCGTATCACAGTTGACTTTTGGACTACTAATTACAATCAAAAACTAGAATTAATAGAACAATTAGGGACATTGTTTAATCCTTCACTGGAGATACAAAGCACTGATAATTTTATTGATTGGACATCATTATCAGTAGTCTATCAAGATGGATTAACTTTTTCTAGCCGCGTGATCCCGCAAGGTACCACTAATCCTATCGATGTGATGACTTGGAAGTTCTATATGCCCATATGGATAACTACTGCATCGAAACTTAAAAAGATGGGCGTTATTGAAAAGATTATTGCTTCAATATTTCAAGGGACTGCGCTACAGGATATACAGGATGAAGACCTGTTGTTGGGCACTAGACAAAAAATTACACCGTATGGGTATAAATTATTATTAGTAGGAAATTCGTTACAGTTATTGCCCGCTGATGCTGCCTTCGATCCACCAAATACCACGCTAACTGACCCACCTGCACCTAATACAAGTTTATATTGGTCTAGTTTATTAAACGTATATGGTACGTTACGGCCGGGCATTTCACAAATCTGGTTACAAAATCCATATATGGATACTGAGATAGTTGGTACTATTGTACCTGATCCGTTAGACGACAGATTTTTAATATATAACATTGACGCCGAGACCTTGCCACAAAATACACTTGACCCGGTTGATAGTGTAGTTAACCCGTTATTAACTGGTCCTAACGCAGGATTGCCGGCTGCTATTAATGGCACACGTTATATTATTGTTGAAGATATAGGGTCTGACACTACAACAACTGTAGCGTGGGGGAATTTAGTTGCATATTCTAATGATATTATCGAGTATGATTCTGTGGCAGGCGAATGGTTTGTATCTTTTGCTGCTAATGAGACAACCACTGTAGAATATGTTACCAATCTTACGACTGCCATTCAATATCGATTTATCGATGATACGTGGATGAAATCAGTAGATGGATTTTACGCCGCCGGCGATTATTCAATCGTCATTTAAGCTTATGAATCATATTGCTGCCGGAGTGTTTTTCCACTCCACCGATACCAGTCGGTATCTATATCTAATGAGAACTGATACTAAAAATCCTAATAACTGGGGAATACCCGGCGGAAAAATTGAAGGTGACGAAACGTTATTAGAGGGGATAGAAAGGGAATGCAATGAAGAAATTGGATATTTCCCTAAAGAGTTAAAGCTGGTACCTATCCAAAAGTTTGTAAATCACGATTTTACATACCATACATTCTTTTGCCGAGTTGATAAAGAATTTGTTCCCATATTAAATGATGAGCATTGTGGGTATGCTTGGGTAGGCGATAACCAATATCCCAAACCATTGCATCCGGGATTGTTCAACACTGTGAATTTTGATGTAGTTCAAGCAAAGCTAAAGATACTTACAAAAAAAGAGACCTAAGTCTCTTTTTGTTATTTTAGAAATTTTGCTATAGTGTCGAAGCCTAGACTTCCTATCACGACACCTGCACCCATCATCATCCATCTCCATTTTTCCAATGATAATATCTTATCGGACATTGATTTATGGGCGCTAGTACTTACGTCCTTCATTTCTTTCAAAATAGCGTGAGTATCTTCGGTACGTTTTATACTAGAGGAATTCATATCCTTCAAGTCCTGTTTAATTTCACCTACTCTATCTTCGATGTTTTGCACTTGGACTTGAAGGACGGCTACGTCAGTTACTGGATCTTGAGATTGTACTACTCTAACGGCCGACATAATACTTTTTATGCGTTAGCGATTGTTACAATCGGATAAGGCTGCGCGTTCGCTGCGTTAGCAGCAATTGCTGTATTGAATGTAGCGAATATGGGTGTCGCATTACCAAATACAATATTACCTGTAGCAATTGGGCCAGATGTAGCAGTAAACAACTCACCAGTGTGGTCAGACAAGCTTTGAATATTCTGCGTAGCTGAGTTAGCATAAGTCGCAATAACGCGCATGGTGTTTGCTGTTAATGCAGTGTTCGCGGCAACGTTGGCCATGAAGCATTGAGCTGTCAATCCAGTAGTTGCACCAGTTACTAGATACTTCTGTTTACCTTTTTGACGAACAATGAAACCTGCTTCATTTGTGGCATATATATAAGGTAATCCAACTGCATTTACTAATGATGCTGGGCCTGCCAAATATGCAACCTGTTGTCTTGCGGTAGTCGCTGCTGTATTTGCAGACATTTGAACTTCCGGTCCACCTATTGAGGTTGACACTGTAAATGCATCAGCATTTGCAATATTCTTAACAAAATAAGTTGTTCCTGCTGCTAAAGTACCGATGTTAGCAATAAACTGAACTGGTTTGTTAACGGTTAAATCAGTAGCATCCGCTGATGACACACCAATGATATTGCCTGTTACAACAGTATTTGCTACGGTCACATCTATGTTACCGGTAGATGCGACAAAACCAACAGTTGAGTAATCAGTAGATGTGCCATTAATATTAGCTGTACCTACTTGAAGTGAAGTATCTGCTGGCAAGTCACCATCAAAATTAGTATTGGCATCTCCGAATACTAATGCACTACCAGTAGACGCATATATTGTACCAGTTCCAGACTGCCCAATCGAGACACGGGTTAAGACCTGCGGACCATAAATACCGGTATTTCCGCCGACCACGCTGTATGTATTAGCAGATCCGGTTGGGTTGTTGAATCCACTATCAACTACCCCGACTGTCAATGATACTGTAACAGGGCCGGCTGCAGACAAGTTGACCGGCGTAGATGTTGGATTTGCATTTAATGGTGTTGAAGATACTGTAAATGTATTAATACTTAATACCTTTAGCACCCAATACGTTGTTCCACCAACTAAACCACCGATTGATGAGGCCGGTACGAATG